AGAAGTCTGGAACCTCTTGAACCTCCTGAACCCAATCGGGGAAGGTAGGAATTGCTTCACTTACCTGTTCAATTCTTGATTTGAGTGACTCAAGGTCCTCTTCATAGTATTTTACCTCTGGAAGAGACTTAAGTTCTTCCTTAATATCGGTAATTTTGTCATAAATTGAGTTAATATCGTGGTCATAGTATTTGACCGTTGGAATTTTTGACTCAATTTCAGATAATTTACCCTCAAATTCCTCATTTTGGACACTTAGGACATCAATTTTATCCCTTTTTGCATAATCTTCTTGAATTTTTTCAATTTGGACACAAATTTCCTCTAATTGCTCATCATAATACTTAATTTCAGGTATTTTTGGGATATCTTTTCTTACATCATTGACCAAACGGACCAATTCCGACCATTCTGGAGCCTGAACAACGTCAGTTACTTCCAAAAATGACTCTCCATCGGAATTTTCGATGGTCTGTGTCTCTTCTTCTACAGTTTTTTCGAGAAAATCTTCGACTGAGGGTAGATTTTCCTCTTTAAATTCTTCTATTGACGGTAAATCGTCGGGATTTTCCATGAAATCCCTATACGAAGGTAAATTATTACTATTATCGCGCGACATGTCAGGTATTAGTAAGAATACTTTGGGATTTCTCTCCCGTTCTTACTATTTATCATTCATACCTTTCTTCAATAATTTCTGAAGTTCAGCTGTTGAACCGACAAAAAGTGCATTATTGACAGTAGTTGGACCCTTAGTGTCTTTCTCTTCTTGAACGTCTTTTAATTTTTGTTGAAGTGTCAATAGTTTGTCAGTGGCATCAGCCACGTTCTTAATCAGTTGTCCTGCGACCTCATACGCACGAGGCATCTCACTCTCTTGAGCCAATTCAAGGATACCGTCGATAGCTTCCTGCCCTTTTTCAATGATCGAATAGAGATTACCCCTGGTATATTCGTAATCTCTCTTGATATCCTCTGTTCCAGATTTGATCTTTTCAATTTTCTTTTCCGTTACCTCTACTTCTACAGATTCAACATTGAAGGTTTCGTCGAGTTTCTCATACTTATCAGACATAAATTAACCTCAGAAAACACTACCGTCAAAACCAAAGTCATCACCAATTTCAATGAAGTCCGCATCGGCTGTGGTGATTGTGGCAACTCCAGATCCAAGAACGTGTTCTGCAGCTGTTGAGGTATCTTGACCTCTCTTAACTGTCAGTTTATTGCCAGAAACCTTTTCAATATACATCTCTTCTTTACCGATTTGAATGTATGTTGCAGCTGAGAGTTGAGATGCATCGGCAACTTCAATGACTTTTTCTATTTCATCAACGTTCTCAGCAATCGTAGTGACATAACTGTCATCATAATCCTGGACAGCTCTTGGTACGACTCTGTATGTGAGGTCTCTTTCTGGATTTCTGAGACCTGGTCCTGCGGAACCAGACACATAACCAACAGTAACCTTCTTGATAATATCGCCTGATACATCGGACAAAGGACCAAAGAGAAATGTTTTAGCTGTGAATGTCAAAGTGTATACAAGAGCTCTTCTTGTCTCGAAGTTACCTTCATAATCATCTTCCATAGAGATTCCCTCAAGTTGAATGGGAATGTCTCTCTTTTCCTTGAAGTCACCAAGAAAGTTGATTGGAAGATTATATGTTGGTTGAAAGTAAGGTAAGATCTGTTCGACAATCTGTAACATATCATCATTCAGTTTTGTCATAATCGACAACTGAATAGTCATGTTGTATGGTACAGGAACATATCCCTTTTTAATCTCACTTCCAGTGGAATTTTTGACTACGAACTGTTGTGTTTGAGTTGACTTTCTTGTAGGATCATACTGAAGGTCAGTAAACTCAAATGACATCCTCGGAAGGGACATTTGAGTTGATTTATTCAGATTGGACTGTTGTTCGATTCTAGCAAGAAACTTCTGAGTAGGTCCATATGCCAATGGAACTTTAAGATTGCTGACACTGTTATCAGATTCATTCTTATGTTGGATTTCAATTCCATTAAACATCGATCCAAATCCGATGATTACGGATCTGAAGATTTCATTATAGAAATACTCAAACATTAGTCTAGTCTTTGTTTGCTACTATTTAGATTACGGCATCCCGAATGGGTTGGTAGACGTAAAATCAATGATTGCATCAGCTGCAGATTCAATGTTATCGTTGTCTGCAAAAGTATCAACTGTATCATCTTCATTAACGACTCTGATACTATATGAAGCTCCAGAATCCGATCCAACAATTCTCTCTCCAGGTAAGAAGTCTCCAGTAACGATAGAAACCTCAAGAACATTAGTGGTGGAGTTCCATCCTTTGACCCTTGCTTCAGTTCCAGATGTTCCACCAGTAACAACCTCATTGAATATGAAATTACCAGAACCATCACCACCAGTAGCTGTAGCAGGTGGATCGATTGTGACAACAGCTGTGGATGTTGTGGCAAATCCAACACCACCAAATGTCATAGCAATACTAACAACACTACCAGCAGAGTTGATAATACCAATACCAAAGGCTGTTTGAACACCAACCACATCTGTTTGACCAATGGTTACGTTGGGATTTGAGATATAACCACTACCACCATTAATGACTGAAACAGTTTGAATAGAACCAAGAGTTGTGATACCAGTTGTCGCAGCAGCTCCAGAACCAGTTTGTCCCTTAATTGTTTCAAAAGAAACCCAAGGAGCTACAGTATACCCACAACCAGAATTGGTGATGTATATTCTGTGTACCTTACCATCTTTACTTCCACTACAACCGACAAAGTCTGTTGTTATTGATGCGATACCTACAGCTGTTGTACCTCCAGCTGGTGCCGAACTAAACCCTATGAGTGGGGCTAAACTATATCCCTTACCCATATTGGTAATAGTCATAGTGTTTACAGAACCACTAGCACAGGTAGTGGCTGCACCTGTTGCGGTAACAGCAGCTCCAATCAATGTAAGTATTTGGGTATATCCAGTACTGATTTCTTGGATCTCATCATCAACATCTTCGATACCAGTATCGATGACTTCGTCCTCGTATCTGTAGAGTTCACATCTTAGTTGATAGACGTAGTTCTTCTCTAACTGATAGAAAGGTTGTTCATGTTCAACATACTTGATCTCAAAAAGTTTATCACCAAGTGGGAACCAGATGAGGTCACCCTCTCTTGGTCTATGAGTGACACCCTTCATGTTGGGGATGTCCTTCATGAAAGGTGAGATGTAATCTGAGAATCTCTCTCTGGAGATGACCAATGTCAGATCATCTTTCTCTTGAATACCAAACTTAGAAAGAATAGTTCCCTGTCCACCAAATCCTTCATAACTATCCACATATGCTTCAAGTGGATATGCATGTTCAAACTTTGATTCAATGACCTCTTTAATTATTGTCTTCTCAGTCGCATACTGTCTTGGGAGGTAGTACACCTCTACCCCATACATCTTGAGTTGTTCGTTTACTAGGCTCTGAACTAAATTCTGTTCATTTTGAGAGCCATTGAGAAAATATGGATTAAGCATAACATCTTACCCGATAAGATCAAGAGGTGGAATCTCATATGTACTCAACATCTTCTCTTCAATCTTATCAAGTTCAGACTGTGCATCGTCATAGATTTGTCTTCCGTTAAACTCAATGCCACCAGGTAATTTTACACCCTGGAACTTAATTAAGTTTTGACCCCATTGTCTCTTAATTAGAGCTGTTAGATATCTCTTTAAGAAAGGATCATTAAACACACCAGTAGCTTCATTAGGATTTAGAACCTTCCAACAATCAATGACCAAGTAGTCACCAACAATCAAGTCATCATACTTAACATCAAGATACATCCTATCTTGTCTTTGATTGAATCTGATTGCCTTGTGTGTATTCAACAGAAAATCCAGTGTCTCAAGATAAGACATTGACATTGAATATGACAGAATATCTTGTGTTCCCCAGTAGTAAATGTCATTTAAGAACATTTGATACTTTATGCTGAACATATTACTGGACTTTACACCCATCAACTGATCAAATTTATATACCTTGTTAATACCAATTACATCCTTAGGAATCTCAAGATAATTACTATTTTCATAATAGTTGAAAGTTGTGGGTGTTCCTCCCATATCACCCGACGCTGATGTTGTTGCAATACCAACTGATCCCCTACCGCTTGGAGCTCCAGGGGGAACAGCTTTGGCTCTGTCTTTAT